GATATGCTATACAAACAATAATAACGAAAGAGTAACTCTTGAGGCGAAAAAAGGTGATATAATTGTTACTTTTTATGATTACGATTATATCGTAAATAGGGTAGTTGTGGTAAAGAATACTAAGTGGAAGGAAAACTTAATCAGCAAGCAATGTGATGAGGAAAACAAACAGAACAAACTTGTTAAAATGAGTTTCTTGCGTAATAGACGTGACATTTGCGAAGATTGCGAAAATTGTAAATGTAGTGATTGTTAATTTTAAAATTTATAAAAATGGCTAAAAATACTAAAAAGACTGTTAAGATTCAGAAACCGGATTTTATTGTAGATATTACAGATGCTACATGTCCTGCTGACGTATATCTTGCTTTTGCAGAAGCAAAGATAGACAAGTTTGTAACAATACCAGAACTTGTTGAATTCTTAAACGCATATGGTACTACAATCATTTGCTGTGACGATTGTGAAGATTGCTCTCACACATGCAAGCATGCTGACAAAGGAGAAAAGCCTGGAATGTTTAAGAGATTCTGGAACTGGTTAACAAATAAACACTAATGACTATACAAAAAATATCCGTTCCGAAAGGTTTGACAGTTCATTCTGTAGATTGTGGAATGGATGAAATTATAATCATTTATGATGATAAACCGAAACGTACTGTTATAAAAGGTTTTCATAACGAATAACGGAGTATCTGCCGAAAAGATATATGGTCAGAGAAGTGTACATTTATCTGAATCGTAACACCCATAAGCCTCTCAATGATGCGTAAAGTATGGGTCTACATCGTAGTTGTAGACTAGTTAGCGCTACTAGTGATATAAGCGCACATTCCCCTATGGTGTAATGGTAGCACTGGTGGCCCTAAACCACTAAGTCTCCGTTCGAATCGGGGTGGGGGTACGATAAATATCGCGGGATGGAGCAGAGGTAGCTCGTTTGGCTCATAACCAAAAGGTCGTAGGTTCGAATCCTACTCCCGTAACTCTAAACAAACTTATTGAACATGGAAATAAAATTTAAGAAACTTAGTGAAAAGGCAGTATTGCCAAAGCGTGCTTATGCTGGCGACGCTGGAATGGATTTGACAGCAACTAAAATTACTACTACAATCAATGAATGTGGACAGTTGATGCTTACTTACCACACGGACCTTGCTGTTGAAATACCAGAAGGATTCGTAGGTTTACTTTTCCCACGATCTTCAATATACAAAAAGTCTATGGCACAGACAAACAGTGTCGGTGTTATCGATTCTGGATATCGTGGAGAAGTCATGGTTGTGTTTAAAACTACAACAGATGTAATCCCTTCAATATACAAAGAAGGTGATAGATTCTGTCAATTGGTAATTGTTCCAATTCCACAATTTGATATAGTGGAAGTAGATGAGCTTTCTCCAAGTGAGCGTGGCGAAAATGGATATGGCTCTAGTAACAATTCCAATACTGAGATTAATCATAATGATAATGAGGCTACTGACGAGTAGCCAGATTCAGCTGAATAATAGCTGGCACAAGGGAGCACTTGAAAAAGTGTTCCCTTATTGTGTTTGTACGTACATTAAAAAATAATAAATATGATCAAAGAATTTTTTAATCACCCAGAACCATTCCATTCTCACAGTGGACATGTAGGAATGGATTCGAGAGGTGAGTCAATTAAATTAAGCATTTTCAAACTTGCTACAGTTTTGGGTGACCACGTGTCAAACACAGATATTCACGTGTAGTCATCAATAACAGATGAAGAGATCGACGATATTGTCGACGTACCTTCTGATTCTGCACAAAAAGCAACAGAGTATGTTACATCTGAATTTTTAAAACAGATGTATTATACGAAGATGGATATAGATCAGATGGGTTTTCTTAAACAATTGCCTGATGGTTTTGCAACAGAAGATTACGTAAATGATCGTATTCGTACTCAGAAAGAGGAGCTCGAAAAATATGCAGCTTCACTTATAGGTGATTATGTAAAACCTGATGATTACAATATTTTCCAAAATACTGTAAATTCAAAACTGAACACACTTACTGATAAGTATGTATCATTAGATCAAAGAGTTACCGGATTATCATCAGACGTATCATCTTTGAAGTCTGATGTATCTTCATTGAAGACACGAGTTTCTGTACTTGAGAAGAACGGTACAGGCGGCAGTGGAACCGGCGATGGAGATAATGACAACCCCGGAGGAAGTGGAACTGAAGGTAGTTCAGATTCTCACAAAAAAACAACTGTCACATATATGCCTACTGTTACTCAAACTACGAAAGGTAGTTATGAGATAGGTACTCTGTATGTTGATGGAGAAGAATCTACTATTTGGGGAAAAGATAATGCTACTACTGTGATAAGTGGTGGTGATCCTGTAGATCCGATAAAATGTGCTACAGTACAAGTATATAAGGCGACAGGTTCGAATGCAAATCGTCCCGATAAGCCTGGTTCGTTTAGTACCGACGATACGCATTTGCGGATAACAGAGGGACCAGTGGGATGGTATAAAACGCCGCAGCTGGCTGCTAATGCACTCAACAAGAAGGATGTGAAATTGTGGATATCTATAATAACTTTGTACAGTGATGGAACAAATTCAGGTTGGTCACTTCCGTAGGAATATGTAAATGTTAATAATCTGATTTAGCAAGCTACAAACGATGCATAGAAGTATTATAAAGAACAACTTGAGAGTGCAGATAGCAGAATCAAGCAAATCATTGCAGATGCAGAAAATACATTGAAAGAACTCAATGATAGAATCGATAAAGGCGACGAAGGCAATCCTGATACGTCATGGAGAGAAAAAATTGAACAGAAAGTTAGTTCAATAGAGACGTACGGATGGACTAAGAAGCCGACTGGAGGTGTTGAATATGTGAAATCATTGTTAGATGCAATTAACGGAGAAATTGAACAAAGCGTCGCAGAAACAGATGGTAACAACAATGTTAAGAAGGCTATACAGAAGATTACTTCAGACTTCATAATATAGAATGTGTACGATTATACTAAGGCAGAAATAAACGCTACTACTATACAAATGTCACCTACAGGGATTGTATTAGAAGCATTAGAAGGAATAAAAAACCCAGGAAACGATGTTGGTAAGGCTTTAAGTTCTGCAGTAATAGACATTGTAAAAGATAAGATTACTCTTTCTGTCGCTCAAGAAGGTAAAGGGGCACAATTTGTATTAAAAGTTGGTGATAAAGAATCGTAGGCAAACCTTGATGTAGACAAGTTTGTAATAAGTGGCGATTTAATTACTAAAACCGTTAATGCTAACGGAATAAGCATTCAAAACGAAAATGGCGATATAGTTGCTGGTATAGACAGTATCGGAGAAGCTAGATTCGGAAAAGGTACCACAATATTTAAAGAGGATGGATCTGGAGCAACTGCATGTGGAAATATAAAATGGGACAAGAATGGTTCTCTTTAGATAACTGGTTTGATGACAGACAAATCTGTTACTACAGATGAGGAGTGGGATACAGTAACAAACGAATTAGTTAAGAAAGGTGACGAAAAAATTAAAGAAACTGATCGTTATTTCTAGATAGTAAATCCTAATAGGGCAACTTCTTATTTTATACCTACAATAGATCCAGAATTTTCGGCAGAGTCGCCATATAAGACTTTACCGGAAGTTGTATTTTTGCCAATGTATATTAGCAATAGTGATTGTCAGATACTTGTTAATAATGCTGACGGTTCTGTCATAAAAAAGACATATGTTATTCCAAAATATCAAAATGCTGGAACTCGCGTTAGAATATCAAAAGGACCAGCTATAACTGATTATTCGCGTTGGGCATACGTTAACGATTCAGAATACGAAAGACTGTGGACTAGCGGAAGCAACAGTAATAGAAACACAGTTGCAGCTATATACGGATTAGGAACACTACTTTGTGCAGACCCTAGAATATTTACAGTTACTGATAGTGGTGTTTTTAATTTACAAGGACAAAATCCTTTTAGCGGAACTAAATATGCACACGGAAGATTTAGTATAAATGGAGTTACTGCAAGAATGTTGTGGTTAATGCCTGGTCAGACTGTAGAATTAGTATCACAAATAGAAACTATAAATAACGAACGATGCTTGGTTTGGCAAGTGGTTAATTCTAGCGATTTTACAATAGCTAATATAAATGTAGATATATAGAACGGCAATGTAACGAAAGAGCCTATTGTATTTCCAGGAGAATCTTCTGTATTGAATCCAAGCATGGTTGGTAACGGAGACGGTTGGTGTGATGCAATCATAGCTCATAAAAAAATAGACAACTCGATACTGAATGGTAATTATAAAGAAGTCCCAAGATTGTATATAACTAGAAATACACCAAGAGGAACGAATTTTGATTATACTATTATGGCAAGATTTAACCGTCCTAGAGATTATTAATAAAAATGTTCGATATAAAAGGAGATAAAATAGTACTAGCTACAGAAGATTTAGCTATACCACCTTTCAAGGATCATTACAACAATTCAAAAGATAAAGATCTTGCACTAAAAGAGATTGAATATGTGATATGGTTGTACAAATGGAATACTCCGTATGAAGCGTATCCTGAGAAAGAGAGGGCATAGAGAGTAGCTAAGGATGTATTTAAAAATGAAGGATATGTTCCTTCTGAAGAAGTTATAGAGCTGGGAAAGAGATTCATATAGTTCCAGGAAACTCCTGGAACTAGACTTCTGAGTGCATCTAGATCTGCAGCAGAAGGTTTGACTGAAGCTTTGAATGCTTATTCATCACAGGTTATGGATATAGATGTCGCTATAAAAGTAACTAGAGTGCTAAAGGATGTTGGCAACATTGTTAAATCGTTGGACATGACTATGAAACAAGCTAAAGCTGAACAAGTTGAATCCGGCAGAGTTAAAGGTGGCGGTCAGATTGGATTATACGAAATCCCAAGGTAATTAACAAATTATGGTAGACTTTAATAAACATATAAAAAATAGCGATAAATTTCGACAAAGTGCTATATTCTTTGAAGAACATAAATGCTATACTCTTGCTCCTAGAGGTACTACTGATTATATACAATTTTGGGAGTAGGAGAAAGAAAGATGTTTGCATGGGTATGTTGCACCAGATGGAGATGAGATAACTGGGTATCATTACTTTTATCTAAATTATAGTCCTATAATGAAACTTGAAGAAGTTAAGTATACGGACAAATACGGTAATGAAAGAACTAGAAGAGAACGTATTCTTGGTTTCCCTAGATTTTACGATTATGATTATTACTACTTCAATGCGATAGAAGATGCAGAAGATCAAGGAAAACACATGGCTGTATTAAAAGCTAGACAGAAAGGATACTCATTTAAAGGTGCATCTATGCTTGTGCGTAATTATGAGCTAATCCCAGGCTCTAAGAATTTTGCCGTAGCGTCTGAACAGAAGTTTTTGATTGGAGACGGTCTCCTTACAAAAGCTTGGCAGATAATGGACTTTTGTGATAAACACACAGCGTGGGCAAAATAGAGATTGACGTCTACTCGTCTAGAGCGTGTATCAGGATTTAAGATAACAGATGAATTCGGAAAATCTACAGAGTAGGGATATCTCTCCAGTATTACTGGAATTACTTTAAAAAATGATCCGGAACGTATTCGTGGTACACGTGGAAAATTAGTTTTATGGGAAGAGGGAGGTAAGTTTCCAAACTTACTTACTGCATGGCGAGTAGAACAACCTGCTGTAGAAACTGATGATGGTGTAGCATTCGGATTAATGATTGCATTTGGAACTGGAGGTACAGAAGGTGGATCATTCGATGGTCTAAAAGATTTATTCTATAAACCAGATGCATACAAT